TCAAAATAATTACTAACTAATAAAAATTACACAAAATGGCATTTGATTTAACAGGGATGACCAATCACGTAACCGACGAAGCGGCAGACCTTCGCTCGATTGCGATTTATTCACCCGTAACAGTTCCTCTTGTTACCGTTGTAGAAGGTATCAAGTATTCCGAGCGTTTAACGTATTTTGACGTTGATCCTCAATTCCAAGCAGACAGCACCTGTGCTACTGTAAACCCTTCAGGAGATTCTGGTAACTTCGACCAAATCACTTTGACAGTTGATAACTTCAAAGTTGAGTTGGATTGGTGTTTCAAAGATCTTGACGCAAAATCACTTCGTCGTTACTTACGCGCTGGTGCTAAGTTAGATGAGAATTCTGCTCCACAGTTGGTATCTGCTATCATGGCGCGTACTGCTGAAAAGATCGCTGCAAACCTTGAGTCTGCTTATTGGCAGTCATCAAAAACACAAGGTGCTGCAACAACTAACTTGAAGCAGTTCAACGGTTTCATTCAGACTATTGAAACTATCGGTGGTTATGTTAACTCAAACACTACTAACGAAACTTCAATCACAACTTCTAACGTAATCACTATCTTCGATAACCACTGGTTGTCAGTTCCTGCCGCAATGAAGCGCAAAGAAGATTTGATCACAGTTTGCGGTGATGATACTTTTGACAAGTTGGTTATCAAAGTGAAAGATTCTAACTTCTTCCACTATTCTGCATCTGCAGCTGACATCGCTGCTCGTCGTATCACTTTACCGGGCACTAACATGGTGATCCAAGCGGTACCGGGATTGAACAGCGACAACACTGGATTGAGCGGTATGCCTGCATTATTCAAGAACCGTATCTTCACTTTCTACAAGTCTAATTTGATCATCGCTACTGACCAAGAGTCTGACAGCACCGATTGGATGACTTGGTATGAGAAGAAGGATGACAAGTTGTACGCGCGTGTTCGCATGAAATTTACAACTGGCGTGTTCTTCCCTCAGCACGTAGTATCTTTCAAGACTGCATAATTTATAACCTGAATGGTAGTAGCCCCGTAAGGCTACTGCCTTTCTTAATAATATAACAAATGGCTTGTAACATTAATCAATCTTTTGCCTTAGACTGCCGCGATAACGTAGGTGGTATTAAGGAAGTAAAGATCAAAACATATTCGAGTGCCTTAATTGGCATTGCGGTTACATCAGGTCAAGCCACATTAAGCGGTCAAGGCTTGACGGGTTGGTATAAGTTGGAATGCGAAGAGGCTACGGCTACAGCATCTGACAATGGTACTACATCACGTGAGAATGGCACTACCATGTATGCTCCAACAGTTAACTACGTGTACAACGGAAAAACAGCTGCATTCTTGAATGAATTGCAGAAATATCACGGTGGTACATTTGAGGTTGCTGTTAAGTATAACAACGGTGCTATCCGCTTATTTGGTTATGAGAACGGTTTGTTCTGTTCTGCATCTGTTGATGAGTCAGGAACAACTTACGGTGATCGTAACGGCTACACTGTTACCTTTACAGGAATGGAAAAGGTGAAAGCACCGCACATCACTAATAACTGGGACGTTTTAGTTTCCGCATAAATTCTGCTCGGGGTTTTGGTTTTCCCCTTGTTTTGGTTTGCCCCGTGAAAGCTATTCACGGGGTTTTTTATTATTATTAAACGAAACGTGATTACGTAATTTTATTATTATGATTCAGGTTACCAAAGGCATCAGTCAAACATTGGTATTTACATTAAAGGAAAAGACTACGTTAACAAGTCCTTACTACTTGTTTTACTGCGTTGGTCAGGGCAAGAACAACATAGTAACGTGGATAGCACAACCTACGTCAAGTGATGATCGTAAGGATCAATTTACTTTTATTGAAGGCACAACGGCATCGTTAAGTGAGCAGATATACAACTACTTTGTGTACGAACAAACAAGTGCGGTTAATACAAATCCAAGCCTTGCGACATCATTAGTAGAGCGCGGACAGATGAAAGTTAACGATGTTAACGAACAGGAATATCAGTTGCCTAATAGCACAACACAATATCACTTCTAATGGAGGAAAATAAAAACATACTTCCCGTAATTAAATGGAATGCTTTTAATAATAGAAAGCGTCCTGAATTTGTGGAAATTAAAAATACGGATATAATCAAGAGCGGTGAGAAAAACGATTTCCCGTATTATCTGACCGATCTATATCGTCGTAGTGCATTACATTCGGCTATCATCAACGCGAAGGTGAATTACATCGCTGGTCGTGGATGGACTTTTGAGCGTAGTGCATACATGAGTGTGGCACAACGTTCTTTGGCTGAGAATCTAATAAAGCAGCCATTTGCGGATATGGATTTGACCGAGTCGACGTTACGATGGACGCGCGACTTTGAGATTCACAATATGTTCGCGGTGTTGGTTAAATGGAGCAAGAATAAGCGCACAGCTACTTTAGAGCATATCGACGTTGCTAACTTACGCACGAATGAAGATACGACCGAGTTCTATTACACGCGCAAATGGTATGTAATGAAGAACGGTAAGCGTATTGAGAATAAAAACTTCGCAGAGGAAAAAGATTATAAAGTTTATCCTGCCTACGATCCTAATGATCGTAATGGTGACCAGATATTTTTCTATTCAGTGTTCCATCCCGATCAGTACGTGTATTCATTGCCTGTTTATTATGGTGGTGTAACATGGATTGAGAATCACATTGCCTATTCAGATTTTCAATACCAAAACATCACAGCATCATTCTCACCGATGATGCAGGTTAAGATTTACGGCAATATCCCTGACGAACAAAAGCAGGACGAAATAACGGACGGCATTACAAAGAATTTCACAAGTCCAGAAGGTAAGCGAATGATTGTTGGCTTTTATCAAAGTCGCGATAGTTCAACGGACGTAGAGGCTATTAATGTACCTGATCAGTCAACGCTTTACAAAGAGGTTGCCGAGCAGTCAGAGTTAAATATATGTTCGGCACACGAATTCCCAAAGTTGTTATTAGGCATTACCACTGCAGGGGCATTAGGGCAGCGTAATGAGTTGGTAGTGATGGAGGAATCTTTCTACAATCGTTATGTGGTAAGCCGTCAGCGTTGTATTGAGTATGTGTTTAATACAATCGCACATGATTTGGGGTTACCTATCAATCTTAAGTTACAGCGCGTTAAATCAGTTGATTGGATGCCGAGCGATACAGCTATCGAGAATGCGTTAGGTGTTGACGGTTTGCGCAAGTACGTGTTATCACGTCTTGGAATGGAGGATTCGCAGTACATGAAGTATAGCAACGTGAAGCCCGATGCAAATTTGCAGCTATTTACAAAGTACGGTGTTGATGCAGCCAAGTATGATGTTGTAAAGTTTCGCGATTTGGAAACCGAGAACGCGGACGAAGTAGAGGTAAGCGAATCGGAGTTTATGACATTTGCAAAGGCAGAAGTTAAGTCATTAGATCGTGTGGTGTTGGACTTGTTGAATAAAGATGCCTTTATGCCATCAGAGGAAATAGCAAAAGTGGCAAAGGTTTCTATCGGTGATGTAAAAGATACAATCGACCGTTTGCGTGAAGCAGGACGCATCAAATATAGTCCTGAAAAGATCGCAGGTGATAAGGTAGGCGCGTATGAGTTGACCGAGAAAGGATTGCAGACGTTGGAAGAGAATCCTGCACGAACAGAGCCGTTAAAGGTGATGTATCGTTATGAGTTAGGAGCAAACGCACCTAAGTTAGTAACAGGTGGTAAATCACGTCCATTTTGTGTTGAGTTGATGGATATGAAGCGACTATACAGCCGTGAGGATATAAACGCAATGAGCGTAGAGGAAGGGCGCAATGTGTGGAGTTTACGCGGTGGTTGGTACACGAATCCAAATACAGGTGTAGCGCGTCCGCAATGCAGACACACTTGGCAGCAAGTAATCGTTAAAGAAAGACAGTAAGATGAGTACTATTAATAAACCGTTAATGCTGAAGCCGAATGACGAAGGCTTGTTGGCGTACGTAGAATCAACATACGATCAGAATCAGTTATGCGAAATCATTTGGGACACGCAACGTCAACACATCAGACCTATTTTAGGTAGTGCGTTGTACGATGAGATTTTATCGCAGATTCAAAACAACAACTTGACGCAATTGAACACAACATTGCTGAATCTATACATCAACCCCGTGATGAAGTTTTACGTGTTGGCTAATGGGTTGTACGTGTTCAATTACAAGATCCGTCAAAAAGGAATGGTTACCATGAATAGCGACAATTCCAATCCTGCTAGTATATCGGAGTTGGATCGGATGTACAAATACTTTGACGATAAGGGACAAACGGATGCAGATATGCTTATGCGTTACCTTGTCGAGAATGACGATAACTACCCACTATACAAAGATGCTGGAGATGGATTTGATACTATTCATCCGACAGGTCAACAGTACAATGTAGGATTTTATATGGGTAGTTATCGCAACGGTTATAACCCATGCGGAACTGGAGATGAAAACACAATTGACTTCTAAAAATGCTAAGAAGATATTAAAGTTCTTAGCCGACAAACAGGATGACAAGTTACAGTCAAATAACAACGCTGAATCAACTGATCGCAAACGTTCAGGAGAT